GTCGGTATCTGGCTGCGGTGTCGCTCGGGGCGACGTTCCGGGCGACGGTCAGTCGAGTCACGCTGGCGCTCTGCCACGCGCCACCGATGACATATCCCAGACAACCTGCCCGTGCGAGTGCAGCCAGATACCGATCTCGAATGCGATTGCCGCCGCCGATGAACCCGACCTGATAGGGACGCTCGCCAACGGCGGTCGTGTGCAGGTGCGGGTCGTAGCAGACCGGCAGGTACGAGACGCGCTCATGCCGGTGCAGCGTGGCCGGGTCGCAGATGAACGTCCGAGAGAACAACGGCGAGAAGCGTGCCGTGTCATCGACTTCGTACGGCTCGTCGAGCAGCCAGACGGCTGTGCGCAGGTGCGCGAACGTGCGCGGCCACGTCTTCGAGAACTGCCGCCCGTGGACCACGAACAGCAGGTCAGGCGCGAAGCGTGCCACCTGCTTGTCGAGGTCAGGCGTGCGCCAGTCCGCGTGCGCGTAGGTGATGCCGAGGTCGGCGGCCGCATGCACGAGGCCCTGCGTGAACACGTTGCCGCAGGCGAGGAACTGATAGTCGACGCCGAACACGCGCGGCGTCATGCGAGTGCCTCCGTCAGCGGCACGCGCGGGAAGCAGGTCAGCGCGGTGTGCGCGCTGCTGTTGAACACGACGACACCGGCGTTCGCCAGCGGCTCGGCCATCGTGCCGAGCATCGCGCGGAACAGCGCATACGGCGAGCCTCCGCGCAGGCCGCGCGGGTGCGCGCCGAAGAAGTGGCTCCGCGCTTCGTCCTTGGCTTCCATGTCATACCCGAGCAGCACGATGCGCGTCGCGCCGAGATGCACCGCGAGATTGATCGCCGCCGCGCCCGTGTTCCGCCCCGTGCGCAGGCCCGCCGGGTCCGTCTCGATGCCGGCGTCCCCGGTATTGCGGAGCACCTGCACGCCGGGGAACGCCGCCGCTGCAGGCTCGAGACAGAACTTGCGCCCTCGAAACTCCGGCACGCCGTGGTGGAACTTCCACCACGCATGATCGGACGCAATGAGCGCGTCGGCCCACGGCGCGTACTCCCACGCATTGTTGACCGCGATGACCGTCGCTTTGCCTCGGCAGTATTCGACGTCGAGGCGCGTGAGGCTCGGGCCGCAGCCGAGGCAGACCGCCACGCCTGTCGTGCAGAGGCGCGGCACGGGCGCATAGGCGATCGTTGCGACAGACCTGCTCACCACTTCCGCCCCTTGTCATCCATCTGCGTCAGGTCGCGTCCAGAGGGGCCGGTGTCGCCCTTCGCGCCGTCCTTGCCATCGCGCCCCGTCTTGCCATCGCGCCCGGCCTTCACCGCGAGTCGCCACGGCGTTGCGCCGTTGCCGGGGGTGACACCTGCCGTCTCGGCTTGCGCGATCCAGAGGGAGCCGCCCCACGTGACTGCATCGCCTGCCTCGTACGTGCTCTCGCTCTTGAAGACGCCGCGATCCAGCACCACCGGGAAGCGCAACACACCGCCATCCAGCGCCTCGCCGGTGTCGCGGTAGCACAGCGTAACGGTGCGCAGGTCTGCACTCTGCACCGCCTTCAGGTTGTCGAGCGTGCCGTTGCTGCCATCGCGTCCGTTCGTGCCGTCCTTGCCGTTCAGCCCGTCGAGGCCGCGCGGACCTGTCTCGCCCCGCTCGCCTGTCTCGCCGCGTGCGCCTGCAGGCCCGACGATGCTCTCGCCATCCTTGCCGTTCAGCCCCGGCAGGCCACGCTCGCCTGTCTCTCCGCGCGCGCCCTTCTCGCCACGCTCACCGGCAGGCCCAACGGGGCCGACGATGCTCTCGCCGTCCTTGCCGTCCCGGCCCGGCGCACCTGCTGCCCCTGTCTCGCCCCGGTCGCCCTTCGCCCCCGGCTCGCCCGGCTGGCCTGCAGGCCCGACAATCGCTTCGCCCGGCACCCCTTGTGGACCTGTGGGGCCGGGTGCGCCCGTCGCGCCTGCCTGACCCTGTGCGCCTGCAGGCCCCGCTGCGCCGGGAGCACCGTCGGCACCCGCAGGCCCAATCGGTCCCGGTGGCCCGGCGGCACCTGTGGCGCCCGGCGCGCCGTCGGCGCCATCGCGCCCGACAACGGTCAGGCCTGTCTGCCCGTCCCGGCCCGGCGCACCGTCGCGCCCGTGTACGACCGGCCGCTGCTCTAGCAGCGCGAGACGCGCAACCACAGGCGCGAGCGCCTGCTTGATTGCCGCCGCAACGATGTCGGCCATCTGCTCAGGGTCAAGCGGCATAGTCAGCCCCCACCAGCTTTGCCTGCAACGCCGACGCGAAGCGCTTGGCCTCGTCGGTGTCCGCTGCGGTCTCATCGGCGTCGTCGGCCTCGTCGTCGTCCTCAACCTCATCGTCCTCGGCAGACGCAGGTGCGGACGTGCTCGGCGGCGGCTGTTCTTGGTCGCGCCTGTTCAGCGCGGCCAGCGAGTAGTTCTGCTGCTGCAGGTACGGCGTGTCGCCACCTTCGACGGGCGCGGCGTTCAGCAGGTAGCGGCCTTCGTTCGGCTTCATGACGCCTGCGCCGACGCCCTTTGCGATGAAGTCAATCATCGTCACCGAGTCCATGCGCAGCAGGTCGGCGGTGTTGAACTCCGTGCCGTACGCGTTGCCGTAGCCGGGGCCGACGCCGAGGCCTTCATCGAGACATAGTTCGAAGTTCTCGACGAGCGACTGCAGACATTGCGTGAAGTACTGCGTCGAGAGCGCCTGAATGTTGTTGTACGTCGGCGCAGGCCCCACGCCGACCATGTGCGGCGGAACGTGGTAGCACGAGCAGACCTTTTCGTCGGTCCACTTCAGCTGGTCAATCAGCTGCGCATCGCGCGCGTCGACGCTCATCTTCTCGTACTTGAGGCCGTCGCCGAGCACGGCCACCTTCCCGGCGTTCTCGCCGGTGAAGTTCGAATCCCAGTACGCTTTCAGGCGGTCGGCGGTGGCCTGCGCAATCGCGCCCGGCGCACTCAGCACGCCGCCCGGCTTGCTACCGTTGGCGAAGAAGTTGGTCGAGTTCTCTTGAATCTTGACGCCTTGATACGCGGCGAGGCCGCAGGCGTAGACGGGCGACAGGCCGACGAGAGGGTGATAGAGCGCATACATGACGTCGTGAATGATCTCGCGCGCAGGCACGAGCAGCGACGTGTCACGCAGGCCAGCGAGGTTGTCGGCGTTCAGGCTGTAGTAGACCTCGCCGTCAGGCGCGACCATCACGCGCACGCGGTTCGGGTCGAGGATGTAGAGCGCGGTGACAACGCCTCGGCTGTCGCGCTGCTTCAGCGTGTACGTGTTCCCGTGCAGCAGCTTCGACGTCAGCCATTGCTCAACGAACTTGATGCGCGTCTGGTAGCGGTTCGGCTTGCGCAGCACAGGCGAGAACGCGGCCGAGGTGGCCTCCGTCCAGATGCCGTTCGCGTCCTTCTGCACCAGCCGCAGGTTCATCTTGCCGATGTCGGACGCAATCAGCGTGACGCAGGCGAACACCGTCGGGTTGATCGCCACGTCCGACAACGAGACGTTCACGTTCGACTGCCACGCGCCTGCGTAACTCTCGCGCAGCAGCGGCCACCAGCCGCCGAGCGATTCGACCGGCGCGAGCGTCGTCGTCGGCAGGGCCTTCGTGCGCGAGACCGATAGGCCGAGGAAAGGGATGTCCATCAGCACTCCGGCTGCAGGCACCGGAACCGCTCGCGCGCAGGTGCCGCGCACGCTGCGAGGCGGCGGGACGCAGAGACAGCAGCTTCAACAGGGGTGGCGTGGCAGGCGCACCCGGCCGCACGTGACTGGCCGGTGTGCTGGAGCGGCGCAAGCGCGCGCTGCGAGATGCGTTCCGGCATAGCCCCCACGCCCGATGAAGAACGGAGGCACCGAGCGCGTGGCCCGGTGCCTCCGCAGAGGGTTACGCCGTGTAGTTGACCGCCGCGAGATACGCAACGGCCGCGTCACGCCGACGCTGCCAGTTGATAAACCGCTCCGCGCGCAGGCCGATCGAGTCGGTCTGCCAGAGCGAGACCATCTGCGTCGGCACCGGCGCCTGCGGCGACCCGGCCGCCGGGCTGTTGGTCGGGTTGTCCATCATCTGCAGGGACGCCTCGCGGCTCGCGTCGACTACCACCTGCCCGTCGTCCGAGAGGTAGATGTCGCTCGCGTTGACGAGGATGAGCAGGCCACCGGCAGGGCTGCCGACCGAGGCGCAGTACTGCGAGGCGATGACCGGCAGGCCCATGAACGTCCCGCCGTTCATCGTGATGCCGGGGAACTCGGGCTGACCGAGCGCGTTCATCATCAGCGACAGCGAGAGCGCGGTCGTGTTCGTCATGATCCACACGCCGTTCGTGGGCGTGAGGTTCGCGGCGATGAACGTCGCGAAGAGCGTCTGCACGTCGTCGCGCACCGCCGCAGCGTTCGTGCCGCTCGCGAAGCCAGCGAGCACGCCGTTCGTGATCGAGGCCGGCGACACGTCCGCGACGAGGGCCTTGTCCGGGTCCACGAAGTCCGTGTCGAGGCGCTCGATGAGTGCCGCCGCGAGGGCGTCACGCACAAGCATCTCGGCCGACGGGTTCGAGAAGCGCACCAACTCCTGCGACAGCACGGCGATGTTGGCGACCTTCGCCCAGCCGAGCTTCGTGGCCGCGAAGTCGAACTTCGTCACCGGCTTCGGCGAGGACTGTCCGACCCAGTAGCCGCTGCCGCCCGAGGTCTGCCCGAGGATGCGCACGTTGAACGGGACGCGCCGCAGCGACGGGATGCCGTTCATGCCGAACTTGCCGATGATGGTCTGCGGACGCAGGAACTCGGCGAAGTCGCCAGCGAACGTCGGGTAGTCGGGCACGAGCGCACCTGCCCACGTCGGGTCGGTCGTGGTGCCACCGGCAACCGCCGCCTTGAGGATGCGGTGGATGCGCGGATTGTCCGGGTAGCGCTCCTTCGAGATGTCGAGCGCTGCGTGCGGATTGCCCTTCGCGGTCATCAGGCACATCGCGTACCGCGCGAACTCGATGCCGGGCGGCAGCGTCGGCGCGACCGTCACGACACCGCTGCGCGCCTGCGCGCCTGTCGCCGGGTCGGGCGCGGTGACCGGCACAGCGGCCTTGCGGTTCGCGACTTCCAGTTCGTTGAGGCGCACGAGATGCGCGTCGATGCTCTTCACTTCGGCCGAGAGGCCGTCGTACTCTTCGGTCTGGGCGGTGTCCAGCGTCTCGCCCTTCTCGGAGGCCGTCGTCATCAGTTCGGTCATGCGCGCGGACTTGGCTGCGCGCGTCGCCTCGAAGGCGGCAATCTGTTCGGTGAGCGTCTTCATCGGTGTACGTCCTGATTGGCGTTGGCCCGAGGCGCCGGGCGGGGTGGTGACGGCGCGAAGGGTGCCGGGCGCGGCGTCTCCGTGCGCGTCGATACTCTTGATCGTGTGAATGGTGGCGCTGGCGTTCGCAGGCACGGTGACGAGCGACAGTTCCAAGACCTCCGTCTTGAGGAAGTGGATGCCGCCGTTGTCCATGTAGGCCTCTTCGAGCGCGCGGAAGCCGATGCTCACGCCTGCGATGAGGCCTGCCTTCAACGACTGCCACGCTTCGTCAACGCGGTCCTTGAGCGTGCCGGGTTCGGAGACCGCAGGCAGCGTGGCGGTGAAGGCGATGCCCTTGGTCGTCGGCTTGGCGAACTGCACCAGACCGACCGGCTTCGTGGCGTTGTGGAACAGCAGCAGCGGGAGCGGGTTCTTGAACGTCACGCCGAGCGGTTCGACGATGTCGTTCATGCGATCCGGCTCGGGGGTGGTGGCTGTTCCGGTGAGCGTGCGCGCTTCGGCGTCGAGCGCGCGAACGTGCAGAATCGAGTACGCGCGGTTCGTCATAGCGCCACAATGGTGTACGCGTGTACGACACCGCGTCGAGTTTTCAGTAGGAAAGGGCTACCGCTCGCGCACGTTGGCGATGACGATGAAGACCTCGCGCGCGTAGGCTGACACGCTCTGCTTGCGCCGCTCGGCCTCGCGCGTCAGCCAGTCGTAGACGCTGACAGGCAACCACACCGACAACGAGACGCCGGGGCCAGTTAGTTCGCGCGGACGCCCTCGCTGACGTGTCGCTGTCGCCTCGGTCGCCTCGGTCTCTGTGGTCTGTGGACTTCCGTTGTCGCCGTCTGCACCTGTGCGTGAACGCTTCATCACTACCCTCCGAACACGAAGGCTTGAAACTTGGGCGGCGGCGGCGCAGCCGCGTGGCGCTCGCAGCGGTCGATGGCCATAATGCAGGCGACGATGCCGTCGACTTTCTGCTGCGACTTCTCCTTGTCCACCTTGCTGTTGCCTGCGGCGTCGCGCTTCAAGACCACGTTGTTGGCCATCCACCGCAGTATCGGATGCGCGGCGTGGTGCAACCTGCGCGCCGCCACGAGGTCGAGGAACTTCTTGGTCGGCACCGCCATCGAGAGGAACCCCTGTCCGAACGGCACGAGCTTGATGCCGTCGTCGGCCAGTTCAATCGCGAGCCGCATCCCTTGAAACAGCCGGTCGATGTTGCCGTCGACTAGCTGCAGCGCACGCGCGTCGTCGGCAATCTGCGCTTGGATAAAGCGCTCGTCGGTGACGTTGCCGGGCGTGGTCTGCAGCAGACCTGCGCGCACCCATTGCTGATAGAGCGCCGCGTTCGGATGCTTCGAGCGCAGCGTCTCCTCGGGCAGCCAGAAGCGGCAGCGCACGTCGAGCGCTTCGGTGTCTGCTTGACACGGCGACACGAGCACCCACGCCGACAGGTCGGACGATCCGCCGAGGTCGAGGCCGCCGTACCACGCGCGTCCACCTTCCACGATCGGATGCGTCGAGGCGTCGTCCCACACGCGCAGGTCAATCGCGCGGATGTTCTGCTGCACCCACAGATTCAGGCGGTAGCGCATGAAGTCGTTCTGCTTGGCAGGCGACTCGACGGCTTCGCGACTCTCCTCGCGGAAGTGGTCGGCCTTGGTCGTGATGCCGAACGAAGGGTTCGCGCGCTTCCAGACCGCCGGTGAGGTCCAGTCATCTGCAGGGTCGGCTTCGTAGATCAGCGGCAAGAACGACCAGTCCTCTACGGTGCCGTTAGCGACGTTCTTCGCATACGAGTACTGCTCCCACCCGATACTGCCCGGCACGTAGAGGCCTGCGGTGCTGATGCTCATCATCACCGGTTGCCTGCGCGCGGCGCCGCCGTAGGCGAGCGTGGCCCATTGCGCCCGGTTCTCGATGGCGTGCAGTTCATCCACGACGCAGCCTGAGATGTTCAGACCCTCTTTGGTCGGCACGTCGGCCGACAGCGCTTCGTAATAGGCGTTCTGCGAGGGGTAGTTGATCACCTTGCGCGAATCGACCAACTCGAGCACCGTGCGCAGGTCGGCACTCTGCCGCACCATCGCGGCGCAATCGCGATAGATCATTGCGGCTTGGTTGCGGTCGTTCGCTGCGCTGAACACCTGCGCGCCCGGCTCGTCGTCGGCCACGAGCAGGTACATGCAGACGCCTGACGCGAGCGTCGTCTTGCCATTCTTCTTCGGCACCCAGACGCCGCAGCGCCGATAGCGGCGCGTGCCGTCTCGACGCTTCCACCCGAACAGAGGTTGAATCAAGCGCGTCCATTGCCACGGCAGCAGGTCGAACGGACGCCCGGCCCACTCGCCTGCCGTGTGCCGCAGGAACTGGTGAAAGAAGTCTCGAACATGCTGCGCGGCCTTCGGCGCAAAGTAGCACCCGCCGTCGAGCACCGCCTGCGCGTCAGCCTCGGTCTTGACCATCGACGCAGCCCAGCGGTTGCGCGTGGCCGCTGCGCGCGCACGCTGGATCGTCGTGGACACGGCGCTCACGAGGCCTCCTCCGCAGGCGTGCTCGGCGCGCGCACCTGCAGCCGCAGGCCGTAGTCGTTCGGCGGCAGAGAGGCGAGGTCGATGCCGGGCTTGAGTTTGAGTGGGGTGTCGAAGTGCTTCCACTCATGCCGCACCTGATGCTGCGGCCGCTGGAACCGGCGCTTCGTGCGCACGACGTAGGGCCACGCGCGCTGCAGGCTGCGCGCCATGAACAGCCGCCCGTCGCCGCGATACGCGCTGTCGGTCTGTCCACCCTTCACCGTCATCGTCGGTTTCTTCTCGGCGAGGAAGTAGTTGAACTGCACCGTCGTCCAGCCGTCTGCGAGCACCTGCAGACACATATCGACGTCCTCGTTGGCCGGGGGCCGGAAGCGGTTCGGCAGGCGGTTGAGGATGAGCGTGCAGGAGTAGATATGCGCGTTCAGCACGAACGGCACCTTCAGGTTGTAGATGAACATCGTGTAGAGCGGCCCGGCCAGCGCGACGTTCTCGTAGCGGTCGCAGAAGTCCTCCATCGCTCTGAACGCCACGCCTGCATCGCAGGCAATGCGCTTGCGGTGGTGCCACGCCTTCATCGAGCAGATGTTGTCGTCGACCTGCCAGTGGCGCTCGGCGCCCGAGGCAGTCGCGTGGTCCTTGATCCAGTTCCGCGCGAAGATGAGGCCTTGGTTGTTGGCCGGCAGCGTGAGCACGCGCGCTGCGCCGAACTTCGCCTCGTAGATGTCCTGCTCCTGTGGCTCCACGACGAGGTAGAACGGGACGCCGTCGGCCAGCAGGAAGCGCGTCGTCATGTTGATGTCGCAGCGCTGCTTCGACGGAATGTAGATGGGATACTTCGGCATCAGTCGCGTCGTCATCGTGCGCCTCCTACGCAATGCGCGCAGACCGGGTGATCGCGGAAGCCGCCGCGCCGGTGCAGCGCTTGCAACGCCAGCATTTCGGGTGAGGTCCACGCCTGCTGCAGCGTCATCGTCTGCAGGTAGCCGAGGCGCAGCAGCCGCCCGGAGAACGTGCAGCACGGGAGCACGCCGCCGGTGTGCTCGATGATGAGACTCTTGAACGGGAACGCGCACTTGAACGAGTCGAGGTTCCGCACGAGCGCCGGGTCCGTCAGCGTGAAGTCGTTCTCGGTGCCGGGCAGGCCCACGCGGTCTTGAAAGCCGACCATGTCGGCCACGCCGGTCCAGCGTTTCAAGAACGCCTCGGCCTCATGCATGTTCGTCGCGGTCTTGAGGAAGTTGACGCGCACGAGCGGCCACGTCACGCCGAGCCGATGCCGCAGCGCCAGCAGCGTGTGAATGTTCGCGACGACCTCGTCGAAGCGCGTGCTCTGCCGCATCAGCCGGAACGTCTCAGGCGTATCGGCGTCGAGCGACACCATCACTTTGCTCAGGCCTGCGTCGATGAGCTTGAGCGCGTACGGCTCGCGCAGCAGCAGGCCGTTCGTGGCGAAGTAGACGTTCAGCACGCCTTTCGCCTTCGCGTAGCGCACGACCGCAGGCAGGTTCGGGTGCAGCAGCGGCTCGTTGATGTAGTTCAGTTTGGTCGAGCAGAGGCCGTGCTCGGCGGCCTCATCGATGGCGCGTGCGTAGAGCGCAAACGGCAGCAGGTGCTCCGGCACTTTCGGGCCGCTGCCGTGCGTGCAGAACGCACACTTGAAGTTACAGGCGGCGTTCAGTTCGAAGTCTAGCTGCAGCGGGAACGGCCCGACGGCGCTGCACGCCTGCGCGCGGTGATACGCCTCGCGGAAGTCGAGCCAGCGCTGCTGGTCGACGTCGCTCGTGACGTCGCCCGGCACGTCATCGAAGCGCTCGCGGTTCGTAACAGCAGTCAGTTCATTCGGACGCGCCAGCAGCAACGTCCGCGTCGGCGGTGAGGCGTTGGTCAACGAGGTTCTCCCTTGGTTCGTGCGGCCAGCGCGCCGTCCACGTGCGCTTCTGTCTGAACATGATCACGATGCCATACTCCGCCACGAACCTGTCTCGGTCCTCGGTTGTCGGGAAGTTCAGAATCAGCTGTTCCTTGCCGGGGCTGACTTCGTACTCGGGCATCCCGGCCCAATGCGCTGCGGCGTCGATGTCGGCAATCTCGGACGCAGGCCTCGTTACGAACGCCAGCGCGGCGAGACTCTGTGCGTCGAAGCCAGTCCCCTGCAGCAGCGTGGCGTCGTCGCCTTTGATCTCCTTGAGCATCTCGGTGAGCGCGCGGTCGTCGATGTCGGCGCGATGCCCGATCTCGTTGTCGCCGACGAGCACCTTGAGCGCGCGCGCTTCGAGCGGGTCGAGGTCGAGCTTGATGACCGGGATGTACTTGATGCCCAACTGCAGCGCCGCCTGCACGACGCCGTGCCCGGCGAGAATCGTGTCTTCGCGCGCAATCACGACCGTCCGATACAGGCCGTAGTCTCGAATGCTCTGCCGCAGGTGCGCCAACTGCGCCTCGTCGTGCTCGCGGTAGTTCTTCGGATGCGGCTTGAGGCTCGCCAGCGGCACGGTGTCGCGAACCGCAGAGATGGCAGGCGGCGGCGGCAGTTCGTTGCGAATGTCGGCAATGACCTCGCCGCTGAACTCGAACGGCTGCAGGTCTAGACCATCAGCCGCGAAGTCGCGCAGGACGTCAATGTCCCATTCGGCCAATTCGGCGGTGCGGTTGTCGTAGATGGCGAGGCGGCGCTTCTGCTCGGGCGACAGGTTCGTGCGGCGCACCGCGACGATCGTGTTGCCGTCGGCCTCGACAACGCGCACGTTCGTGATGCCAGCCTCAGCCGCCGCTTCGACGAGGCCGTTGCCAGCGAGGATCTCGTTGTGCTCATCGATGACAATCGAGCGACCTGCGCCCACGTCGCGCAAGCTGTCCGAGATCATGCCGATGTTCTTCGGATTGTGCTTGCGCGGGTTCTGGGCATCCGGCACGAGGTCGCCGAGGTGGAGCAGCGTGTCGTCGCCGTCAACCCCTTGCAGCCCGTCTGCGCCGGGCGAACTGTGCAGGCCTGCGTTGGCGGCATCGCAGTCCGCTGCCTCTGCAGCGAACACCTGCGCAAGCGTCTTGGCAGAACGTGGGTGAACGGCAGCTTTCTTCGACGGCTTGGCTTTCATGCGCGGCTCCGTGCGGACAGGAACAGTTCGAGCCGAGACTTCGGCGCCTCGACCGGGGCGGCTGCAGGCACCGGCACCGGAGCCTGCCAGCCGAGTATCTGCGTGATGCGGGTGATGGTCGCCTCGGCCTCGCGGCGCAGGCGCAGGTACGGGTTCGGGACAGGCTTCGTGCCGAGCTTGCCGTAGTCGCCCTTCGCGTGGACCTCTCGCGTTGCGCGCTGCCACGCGAGGTACGCTTCGATGTACATCGCGACGTGCGGGGCGAGCACTTTCTCCGTCGGACGCTGCACGACGAGCAGACGCCAGAGCGCGCGGCCTTCCTCGTTCAGCACGTCCGGGCAATCTGCTTCGGTCAAGGCGGTCAAGGGCGGCGGCGCAGGCAGCGCAGGTGCCAACTGCAGGCCGCGTGGCTCGGGTGCCGCGCGCAGCAGCACGGAACGCCTCGGCACAGCCGTCACGCCGGGCGGCAAGGGGCCGTGGACGCTCGCCCTGTAGGTGCCTCTGGCCGCGTGTTCCATCGCGCTCATGCCTGACCCGCGCTTCCTACCGCTTCTGCCTGCTTTGCCTGACATCGTCCCAATCCGGCAATTTTCGACGCGCCGTTTTCTCGGACATTACGCGAGGAAGGC